GCGCCGGTTACCTTGCCCAAGGGCGAAGAGGCAGCCCTGTCGTGGGCGACAAGGCGAAGTCGTGCCGCGCGGGTGAAGGCACCTTCCCACGGCGTAGGGGCGGCCCTTGTGGCCGCCCTCGCGGACCGCATCACGAAAATGGAATTTGTCGTGGCAGGGCGGCCACGAGGGCCGCCCCTACGCCGAGAGATGGGATATCGCTTAGACGAACGTGCGGCCGTTCCAGGTCCGCCAGCCGGCTTCGCCGAAGATGCGAACCTTGTGCTGGCGGTATTCGATCCGGCAGGCGTGCTCGCCGGTCTTGATCCCGTTGCGGATCACATCGAATTCATATTCGCCGGTGCGCCAGCTCGAGCCGCGGTCGAAGCCGAGTGTCCACAGCGCATGTTCGTTGTCACGGATCACCAGCGCGGGCGGGATCGCGACATAGGCTTCGGTGACCGGCATATGCGGTCCCTGCGGCGCCATGAAGGGGAAGCGTTTGAGGCTGTAGTGCGGTTGCTGCATCATTGGAGCGTCAGAATCCCGTTGACCGGATCGGTTTCGACGGTGAACGTGTTGCCGTTGGTGAGCGTGATGGGCGCGCCGTAGTCCCACCATCCGATCAGCGGCTGGCCGGGCGCGGTCATGTTGTAGAGCACGGCGAATTCGAACGGACCGATCGAGCCGCCGGAAGCGACCCACGCCGGCGATGAGCCGCCGAACCGGAACAGCCCCGCCGTCTGCACGCCGGTGAAGCTCAGGGCCTGGCCGCCCGCGGTGTAGCCGTTGCCGGTGAGAAGATCAGCCGGCGCGCCGTAGAGCGTATTCGACGCCACCGGCTGCACGTTGGAGAGATAGATGCCGAAGGATTGCGGGCTGCCGGTGAGCATGTTGTGCACGCCGGCCGCGACGTTGCCCACGAAGCAGTTGAATTTATTGAATTGAGCCATCAGGGCGTCACTCCCGAAATTCGGATTTCCAGCGGGCCGGCATTGTAGGCCGACATCTGGCCCAGAGCGTTGACGTCATTCAGCGCGGTGGAAAAGCCGAGCGCCCAGGTCTGAATGCGATCGTCTTCCTTGATGTAGGGCGCGGATTCGAGCAGCGCGCCGTAGAGATAAAGGTCAGGCGCCAGCGTCAAGAGCCAGTTGCTCGCGTTGAGCGCCAGCGCCGGGATGTTCTGCCGGTACACCATCTCGACGGTGTAGATTTGATCCGGCGTCGGGCACAGTTCGAGCTCGCTGCCGAAGATCGTGAAGAACAGCGGCTGGTTGATGGTGTCGCCGATGCTGGTCCGGTACTCATCGAGTTGCGCCGGCGATTTGAAATCGAGCCGCGCGGTGCTGATGATATTGGCGCCGCTGCTCATCAATTTCACCCGCCGCATCGACTGGAAATCACCGGGCAGCGCGATGTATTGCGGCTCGTTGCCGGTGGGGTTGGTGAGCGTGGTCGAGCGCTGCTCCATCTGCCGGCAGAACAGCATGCGATTGAATTTTGCTTCCGCCAGCTGGACAAACGTCGGGATGCGCGCGATCAGCGTCGTATCTTGATCACGCGCCAGATATTCCGTCACCGTCGCTTGCAGCGAGGGATAGTCGAGGATGAGGGTCACGTGAGATCCTAGTTGGGCGATTTGTTGAAGCTTATCATATCGAGCCTCGCTCCGACCTCATCCTGAGGAGCGCGCTCTTCGCGCGCGTCTCGAAGGATGGCCGCTTGCACCGCCTTTGCGGCCATCCTTCGAGACGCATCGCTTGCGCGATGCTCCCTCAGGATGAGGACCGGGGAGAGCCTTGCCGATATGATCAGAACTTCGGAAAGGATGGTCTAGTTCGTAGGGTGGGCAAAGGCGCATCTCGCGCCGTGCCCACCATCACGGACACCAAAGGATGGTGGGCACGCCATCGATCCGCGTATTCGCGCGGCCCGTTGGCTTTGCCCATCCTGCAACAGCCCTGATTTCATCACCGGAAGCACCAGCCGACCTGCATGCCGCGTTTATCGACGCGCAGGTGCGCCCATTCGGGGTCCTGCAGTTTCTTCTGCACGATGGCGTCGAATTCCGGCGTGAACAGCCGCAGGCTGGTGTTGCCCTTGGCGTATTCCTCGTCCAGCCACTTTACATAGAGGATGTTGGGGATGCGCGCGACGTGGCGCCCCCAGTCCGAGCGCTGCTCGTCGCGGCGGGCCTCTTTGTTCCACTCCAGGATCGGGTCGCAATCCTGCACGTGCTCGACGGCCAGGTCCTCGCCGTTGGCATCGAGGTGAAAGCGGACATCGACGCCCATCAGTAGGCATCCAGTTCTTCCAGGATGACCGAGAACTGTTCGCCCGATTCCGGCGTATAGGCCCCAAGCGCCATCAACAGGCCGTAGAGCGTTGCGCCCGCCGATGTCTTGAGGAAGATTTCCGAGCCGGCCGGACACGAGCCGGTGCCCGCCGCGCCGTCGGCAAAGGCCAGCATCGAGGACACGTCGATGTTGCCGATCCAGTGCGCCGACATGGTGGTGAGCCATGCCGCACCATCGCCGTTCGACGCCACCGGGGGCGCCTCGTAGACGTGAATGCGGAAGCTGGCATTGGTGATGTCGGCCCCGCTCTTGAACAGCCGCGCCCGGGTCAGCCGGAGCTGGCCCTGCCCGAACGCATTTCCGAGCGTGAACGCCATCGGCACCACCGAGCCGGGCGTGACCGAGTTGGCGACGAGGTTGCCGACCGCGTACGGCGTCACGTTGGCCGGCCGCGTGAAGGTCGCAGAGGGGTTGTTGACCTGCATCATTGGCTCACGCGATGGTACGGATCACCAGCGCGAACGCGCCGGGAATGGAGGCCCCGGCCCCGCCCGAGGGCGTGAACGCGATCTGATCGCCCTCGTTGATCCAGACCGCGTTGACACCGGTCATGCCCAACTCATAGACGTTGCCGGCGCGCGCGCCGGTGCCGGCGGGAATGTTGAGGTTGCCGCCCGCAATGTCCGCGCCGCCGTTGATCGAGACCGCAACGTTGGTGGTTCCGGTGGTGGTGCCGCCGGCCGCGGCCATCACCCGCTCGATGTAGCCCGAGGCGGTGGCGATGCCGCTGACGGCAACCGGGGATGTCGCGAGCGAGGTGGTGGATTCCGTGATGGACTGCTCATTGAGCGGCCGGGGAGTGGGAAGTGGCATTGGCAAGCCTCCAAAGAAAAACGGGCGGGCCCTGCGGCCCGCCTCATGAGTTTGAGATGATGAAGGCTGAAACGCTTACGCCGTGGTGAGATCGAACACGCCGCCGGAGGATTTCTCGTTGCGCGCCACCAGCGTATATTCCGACAGCACCTCGCGCTTCTCGCTGTCGCCGGTGGGCGCGATGTAGAGCGAGACGAACTTGCGGCCGTTGAGATAGGCCACCGCCCACTTGTCGGTTTCGAGCACCAGCACGTCGCGCGGCCGCTGGAAGCGATCGGGCACGATCTTCAGCTTGCCGAAATCGGACTCGTAGGCATCGACCGCGGCCGTGATCTTCTTTTTGTCCGTCGGCTCGGTCGGCGTGGCGCGGCCGGTGAAGGTCGAGAACACCTGCTTGTTGAAGGCGCCGGCCAGGATCAGGTCGGGCTTGCCGCCCGAGGTCCAGATCGAGGACAGAACGCCTTTCATCATCTTTTCGGTGAAGGGCGCCTGCGTGCCGTCGGTGCGGGTGTAGGCGCCGGTCGCGGCCGTCGGGTTGGCGCCGCCCGCGCCGACCGAGGTGTTGGAGAAGATCCACGACAGGATCGAAGCGCAGTTGCGCGGATCGGTCGATTGCCTGGCCTGATTGGTGCCAAAGAGCACGGTTTCCATGTCGCGCTTCAGCTCCATGCCCTTGAGCATTTCCTGATAGGCCATTTCGTTGGAACGGCCGGCGTGCTTGACCGCCTGTTGCGTGCCTGAGACCACCGGATACTTGGCGCTGATCTGGCAGGTATTGCCGAGCCGCACCGTCGGGGTCGCCGCGATGCCGGAGAAGTCGCCGCCTTCCGGCTGGGCATTGGCGCCGTTGGCCGGCGCGAGCGCCTGGGTCTGCCATTCGTGCAGGACCGCGGTGGCCTTTTCGACCTCGATGCCGGACATGCCGGGCGTATCGACGGGGTCAATCCGGTAGATCATGTCCGACAGATCTTCGCGGTTGCCGACCGCGTTGTAGGTGGTGAAGGTGTTGCTAGGGGCTGCCATCGAAGGCGATCCTTATTTACGAACCCCGGCGCTGGCTCGATTTGAGCGCGTGCAATTCCTGCGCGACTTTCAGCGATCCGGTTTTATTGAACTGCTCGGTGAGGGCTTGGATGCGATCGGAATGGCCCTGGCCGGCTGGCCGGGCGCTTCCGGGCCGCTGAACCGGCGGCACGGGCTTGGCAACGGCTGCCTTGGAGGCCTTCTGCACGTCGGCATATTTCAAGGCGGTGGCGAGGAGTCGCTGAACCCTGTGGTCGTAAATGGAAAGTCTTTGCTTTCCACTGGCGAGGGCGGCGAGTTCGTCCGGCTTGAAACCCAATTCGGGCAGGAGTTCCTGGGCAACGCGGGTCGTCAGTGCGGGGCCTTTTGACTTGTCGGCGAGTTCGGGGATGAATTCAGCGGCAAGCGCGTTTTCTCTGTTGACGTGTTCCGCCCACTGGGATTGCTGCTCTTGCGCCTGTTTGCCCCTGGACTGTTCGAATTCGGCGGTGACAGCCTGCAACTTCGTCTGATGCGCCTGCCATTGCAGATATCGGAACGGGTCCTCCGCCGCCAGCCTTTGAACGTCGTCGACGGTTCTGATATCCGCAAACGCCGACTGCTGGGATGCCTCGAGCGATTGCTTGAGGATCGGGAGCTGGGCCTCGTAACTCTGCCTTGCCTTTTCCGCCGCGTCGCGTTCGGCCGCGATGGCCTTGCGCTGTTCGGCGATCTCGTTTTGACTGCGGCGGAACTCGCGCTCCCGTTCCTGTTCGCGCGCATGGATGTAATCCTGCGTTTCGCGGGGCAAGGTCGCAAAGCGTTCCTTCTCGGCTTTCGTCCAAGACCTCGGCGGCTCGATGGGCTCAGGCTGATCGGCCTGAGGGTCGGCTTCCGAAGCATCTTCGCCGGGATCCGTTGCCGGGGCGGCGCCGTCCTGATCGGACGATTCGTGTTCTGCGGTCGCGTCATCCGCGCGCTCGGCAGGGGATTTCCTGAGGCTCATGAAATAGGCCGCCGCTTTCGACGGGCTGGCAAATTCGGCCGGCGCATCGGCCGGCAACGGCGTGGAAATGATATCCGCGCTGGCGGGCGCGCTGGTGTCATCGGTCATGAGGGATCAGTCCTTGGTTTCGGAGATGGCGGTTTGTGGTTGGTATGAAACGGCACCAGATCGGCGTTTTCCGAAGTTCTGATCATATCGGCATCCTCCCCGCTCCTCATCCTGAGGAGCATCGCGAAGCGATGCGTCTCGAAGGATGGCCGCAAAGGCGGTGCAAGCGGCCATCCTTCGAGACGCGCGCGTGAGGAGCGCGCGCTCCTCAGACCGTATGTCCCTTTGCAAAGCGGAGGCGACTCACCCTCGATGCGCGTTCGAGGGTTACCCGGATAGGCCGGGCAGAGCCTCACGCAAGGAGGGCGAGTCAT